CCTCTTACAGCAATGGTTGCAGGGCAAACAACTCACTGACCCCAAGTATCAGACACTCTTTAACTATCTAAACGTATATACCACTACCCTTGCTCCTATTCTTGGTGTTGGTGGCGACCCTACAAACCTTAAAACACAGATAGCGGCTAGCTTCATTAACGCGGCCGCAAGTGGTCAAAGCATTACACAAGTGCTGGACGCTATGAGCAAACTTGCAACAAATAAGATAGGAGACCTTCAATCTGGTGCTACAGGTGGTGGTACTTCAGTGCCTAACACTACAGGTGCAGGCTCGGGCGGTTTGTATAGTTGGTAATTTATGCCTCAAGAAACCCTAGACCCACAAGCCGTAAATATGGCAAAAGCTATCCGCCAAACGGAAAGTGGTGGCAACTTTACTGCGACTGGTAAAAGTGGTGAGTATGGTGCCTACCAATACACCGAACCCACATGGCAAAAAGACTCTGCGGCAGTTGGGGTTAATGTTCCTCTAAAGTCTGCTACCCCTGAACAGCAAAATGAGGTAGCTTATAAGACGATTAAGGGTCTAAAAGACAAAGGCTATAATCCCGGACAAATCGCCTCTATTTGGAACTCTGGGAAGCCAGATGCGTACCTTGACCCCACCTATACAGGCACAAATAAATATGGTGCCAAGTACGATGTGGCGGCTTATGCGCATAGCGTAGCAAACGCCTATCAGGCCATTAAAAATGGTGGTTCTGCTGGTATAGACCCAAATAATCCTTCAAGTACCGCAAACCCACAGGCCACAGGCTCACAAGGTGGTGGTCTAAGCGTACTTCCAAATCTAGGTGGTATTGGGGGTGAACTTTCTAAAAACATTACTGGACGCTTTAATGACCTAAGCACTGCGGCCACTACTGCAAACCAAGGCGGTGTGGGCCACGTGGCATCAGGTATATTACAAGCTGGTGGTGCCATAGCTGGTGGCGTTGGCGACGTTGTCAACGCAGGATTACAGCTTATACCGGGTGTTCAAGCAGGTGAACAGCTCCTAGGTAAAGGCATAGGTAAACTTGCAAGCACCGACACAGGACAAAAGGTTCTGGGCGCTTACAACGACTTTGCACAAACACACCCTGAATTGGCTAAAGATATTGGCGCAGGTATCAACGTTTTGGCGGCAATTCCACTTCTTCGTGGCCTTGGAATAGCTAAATCAGCAATAGCTGATGTAGGGGTAAATGCCCTTAGAGGTAAACTGACCACAGCCGCAGGTACCGAGATACGAAATGCTCTTACAACCAAAACAGCAGTTAATTCCCTTACAGCCGCAGAGAAACGGGGCCTTAACCCAGTGGGATTACTTACATCTGATGCAAAACTATTGCCAGACGTAGTTGATAGTGGTGGTGGCAGGTTTGTTTATAGCTCCACCAATCCAGCAAAGACTCTTGCAGAATCTTTGGCTACAGATGAAACACAACTACAAGACATGCTGGGTCAAGCTGTAAAGAAAAATATCGGTGTTGACCTTAATACGGTGCGTCAGCAACTAGTGCAAGACATGATTCGTGAGTTCCCGGTATCCGCCCGTGGGGGTCAAGCTATAAAGGCTGTCAATGAGTTTATAGACAATGTGCTCCCTACCACAAAGGGACGGATGGTTATTGATGTTAATGAACTAAACAAACTAAAACGTGATATTGGTGGTGGGGTGAATTGGAATAACCTCGGTACCCAGAGTGGTGAGATTAAATCAGCAATGTACCGCTCCCTTATGACGCAGGTTGAGAAATATGCTTCTAAGGCTGGTGTTCAAGGAGTTAAAAACCTTAACAAGACTATGGGACAGAAGATTGAGGCAATGAAAATACTCAAGTCCATTGATGGTAAAGCTCTTAAAGTCAAAGGTGGTTTGGGCAAAGAAATAGCCACTGATGTGGCTGGAGTGGCAGGTGAGACTGCTGGCAATATGCTTGGTATACCATTTGCAGGCACTTTAGCGTCACGCGGCCTTGCAGGGTCTATTGCTCGTCGTGCCCCCAAATCTGCCATTCGATCCCTAGTTCGCGCATCCAATTCCAAAGGCACATTGCAGAAAGGGCTAATAAAGCTAGGAACAGGATTGGCTGGTTCGCGTACAACGCAAACACAGCCCCAGTAAGTAGTACTATTCCCATATTATAATCCTTTGCTATTCAAGCAAAGTTGATAAAGCGTATTATATTGGCTGAATTGTGCAGAACTTGCCTCGTGGGCACACTCCATTTTCTGTTGAGGTATCCAAAAAAACCAGTAATAAAGTACTGAAACCAGAATTGTCAGGAGTATCCACTTCATAATTTATTTAGCAGGGCACCAAATCATCTTTTGACCATTGGTATACGTATTGTCTCCAGTTGATTTAACGCTCCATTTGCAGTCCTTTTCATCTATAACATAGAAGGTAGTAGCACCCTTAAATACATCGTGTCCATCAAGACTTTTGCCGACAATAGGGTCTTTGATCTCTTTTTTGATGTTAGCCATATCCTTAATAGTAGCACTTTGCACAACCACTTGGGGGTGTTGCATAAGGATAACCTCCACGTTTTTAACCGTTGCAGGGTCAACGTTAAAAGCCAATAAAAGGCTTAACACGGCCATAATCTGTGCAATCGTCATAGGTACCTAGATCCTAGCATATCCCCATAAAAAGCGCAACGTTGTGCATTTTATGTAGAAGAGGTGTTACAATAGGGATATGCAACCCCACGGATTTACCGATTTAGGTGGTCGTGAAAAAACTATAGATAACCGTGACATTCCTCTTGGTGCAGTAGCTATTGGGGCACCCAAAACCTATACTTTTGCACCTACATTTACGAACTTCGGTGCCTTCCATTCTGACGTTGAATACCAAGGACAACAGCCTGCTTGTGGTGCACATTCTGGTACAAAGCACATGGGTATCCAAGATGATACACGGTATACACCCCGTTTTACGTGGACAAATATAAAAACCTTTGACGGCAACCCACTAGAGGCTGGTACTGACTTACGCTCTATCTTTAAGTCTTTAACTAAGACGGGTGCAGTTGATTTTGACCTTTTAGGCAATGATATAACTGGAACACTTCAAGCCTACGCGCATCCAACTATTACCCCAGAAATGACTGCCAATGCGGCAACCCACAAAGCACCGGGTTATGGCTTTGCTACTGACTTTACCTTAAATGGATTAAAGCAATATATATACGACCATGGAAGCATCGTTCTACTTTTTAGGGTGGGCAACGAAATGTGGACAGCCCCTAACGGTACCCCTAGTTGGGCCGAGAAAGACATACTACCCCTACGCCCACCAGCAACCGTAGTCAGTGGACATTTTGTGGTGTGCCACAGCTACGATGACCAATATATCTACTTTATAAACAGCTTTAGCAAGGATTGGGGCCGAGTGGGCCATGGATACTTCGGGGAAGACTACCTACAGTACGTCAACGATGCTGGTGCCCTTATAGACCTAATGTTCTCAAAAGACTTGCACTTCGGTATGACAGACCCAGAAGTCAAGCAACTACAACAGATTTTGAACAAAGACCCACGCACCCAAATAGCATCTTCTGGTAATGGGTCACCCAGCAATGAGACTACCTACTTTGGTACCTTAACCCAAAACGCTGTCATCAAGTTCCAAACCCTGTATTCTATCAAGCCGAATGTGGGCTATGTAGGGCCTTTAACCCGAGCTGTGCTTAACGCACTTGCGGGGGTCTAAAACATGCGATAATGGAGGTGTTCGCTTAATCTTAATTTAATTTTATGTTTACACTTAGTTGGGGAGATGTTTGGCGAGGATTTGTAATGGCACTTTGTGCACCAGTGGCAGTAGCCATCTTCGGGGTACTAGGGGCAGTTATCAACGCACCGGGCTTTGACGCATTTAGCGTTGACTGGGGCCTTGTATTCCACAACCTCACGAACACCTTCATAGTTGCGTCTTATGGCGCAGGGGCTGGGTATATACTTAAAAACCTACTGACTGACAAGAACCAGAACTTCCTCGGTATTCCTACACGGACTTAAACGTTACACGTGTAACCTATGACAATTAAAAAGTGCATGGCTATTGCCGTTCTAACGGCTCTGGCAACGACTCTACTTGTTTTACCTCTGATAACCCACTGAGATAAGGTACGGACTTAGGAGCCTCTTTCTGCATATAAAAACAAGTTGGGTCTATAGCACCCACATGACAAGTGCATTGTGGCACGGTTGGCACCGTGTTCTTTATACGTTCACGCATTTCCTTTCTGGATACGGGACGCACGTTACCCCTAGTATAACAAAAAGCCCCCTAGTGTGGGGGCTAGTTTACTGACGCGGGAGGAATGCGTCAGAGGGCGGTGCCAGTAACGTATGGCGTATCGGGATCGAATGCGTCAGGACCAATGAGACCGTACAGCGTAAGCGTCTTATCGCCATTGGTGATGACGAATTCAACAGCGTAGGTGTCGCCAATCACCTTGTCGTTGAAGCGTTCAAGGACTCTGGTGATCTTCGTAGTCTTGTTGGGTGAGGTGATAACGTGTCCACAGAGGCCCTCGGCCTTTTTCTTGAGGAACTCAGTGTAGCCGTCACCATCGTGTGCCTTAGAGTAGGCCACGATTTCACGCATATCCGCCTCGGTAGCACAGGCGGAGGTATCGAAGTTCATCGGTTGCCCAATGAGTATCTTATCTTGGGCTACGGCCCCAGACGCCATGAGAAGGCATCCGAGGAAGGCTAGTGCCGTTGATTTCATGCTCCTTCTCCTCAACATCGGCGTCAGCGTAGAGGCGGTAGTGTTCGCCACAACAAAACCGCTTGTTGCCTATATGCCAGTGGCTTTGCTTGGGGTTTACTACCCCACAAGGAGGCCACGAGCAATACATTCCTTCCCTGTTCATATTTCACTCCCTAGAGAACGTCTATAAAAAAGTATACCCCTTCTTTAATCGTTACCATCGGTTCTCCACTTACTACCTTTTGTGATATTGCCGTCCTTAGCCCCCTTCGGGGGGTGGTCTTTTGTGTCGCACAAGACCCATTTTGCGACGCTTATTGAGCTTCGATACGGTCACGCCAACTCTCATAGAACGAGCACTTGGCAAACTCTGGCTGCAAAGTGGGTCGGTGCTTAAAGACGTATCGAGACACAATCATTGCGGAATGGGACAGGTTGATGTCCGAGTGCTCGGGCACAGGTTCGCCCGTTCTGCCGTTCACCCAACCGACCTGATTTTTTATCAAGGCAAGGAAATCATCGTCGGGGTATTTGTCGAGTATCTCCGCTTGCGCTTTCTCAACCTCGGCACGCACAATGCCTAGATTTGCCTCGGGGAAGTTGGCTGCTGTTATCCAATAGTGGTTTGACTGTAGCCCCATCATCTCCAACATGACTGGCAGTGTGTTGCAGATACGGTTGACCTCTTCCTGCACGAGCTTGTTGAGTTTCTCCTGAAATGCCTGCCCCTCATCACCGTACCGAGTGCTCCAAGCGTTGTGAAAATAGGTCTTGGTGGCACTCGTAATAAGTGCCTCGCCTTGGTAGGTGTGCCCCATGTTTCCTGACACCCGAACGGCGATTGGTAGAAGCGCCTTCTTCTTATCGCTGTAGTATTTCTCGCCAATATATTGCAGGTCGGCATGAGCACGACCAATCATCCAGTCTACATCTCGCTCCATGAACTTTTTGAAGTTCTCTTCTTTGCGAGCATCCTCTTTTACCTGTGCCTCTTCTGCTTCGATTTTCCGAAGCTGCTCCTGCAACTCTTCCTTGGTTTCGTTCATAAGTTATGTGTCGCACAATCTATATTGTCGGACTCTTAGTTAGAAAGGAATGTCTGCTGGGTCAATATCTTCCTCGGGGTAGTCAGGTGCTGGCGCGTCAGTCTGTTTAGGCTCTTCCGTCTTTCCCTGTGAAACTTGCTTGCCACCCTTAATGCGCTCCACTATTTGGTCAGGGCTTGGCTTCTCTTTAAGCTCTGCAAGTATCTCGGGGCTTAGGGTTGTCTTTTTAGGGCTGGGGTTAAGAGTGTAGACCACCTCCTTGGTACCAGCGTTTTTAGCATTGAGGGTAAAGGCGTGGAGGAATGGTATCGAAAAGTCCCACTCAGGGTCTTGCTGTACGCCACGTATCAGCTTGACTATGACGTACGGTAGCTTGGCCTCTTTAATAAGACCGTCCTGCAACACCCACCCCACACCGCGTATTTTTACCTTTTTAGGGTCATCACCTTCGACTGCGGCGCGGTATTTACCGCCCTCATATACTTGGGGTAATGGTGCTAAATGCGATAGGAGAACAAATTGCTGGGCACCCTCAACAATGTTGAAGTAGCCCTTAGCTCGCTCCTTTTTTTGCTTTTCATCTTGCTTATCTACCCAATCGAAGTTATCCGACATATAGGTTAATTCTACTAGTTGTTACCGAATAATGCACCCAAGACCGCTAGACCGAAGCACACACCCAAGATAATCACATACAAACGCCAGAACCCAGCCCAGTATAGACCAATGATGGTGATATCAGGCTTTTCTGCTAAAAGGTCTTTGAACTTCGGATTAAAAGATGACATAAAAACAATGTTTAGTGAACTTTATAATGGTAGCCCTAGGGTTATATTTATGCCCATTGAGCTCAATTTGTCTGCAATCCCTTTGTCGTCTAGTTTCATCCACTCAAAGTAGGGATTATAATCTTCCTTTTCGTGCCACTTCTCACGTGCTACAAACACTGGTACTTGGCCTGTTGCCACCTGTGCTTCATATTCGTCAATGATTTTATCTACGTTACCAGTTACCTCCTCCTCAAAACATAGCACCCGGTAGTCATCGCTTGCCACATAGGCTATGGCGAACTTGTCATACCCAAGGGCCTTAGCATAGAGCTCGCCCTGTAGCTTGTGCCCAAGGCTTGGCCCTTCCTTTGCTTTGTACTTGAAGGCCATGTTGGTAGTGCTCTTTATCTCAATAGGGTACTCAAGCACCATATCTGCGATACCAGCCACGCCACGGTAGGAGCACGCCTCTTGGTACCTTTTAGGCTCAACCCACTGGACAATGCGTTGTTCAACATCATTTCCACGTGCAAACTTGCGAAGGGTAAACTCATCAACTGGCCTCTGTGGCACTTTGTAGTAGTGCAACATTTGCCACTGTAGGGGCCAACCTAGCCGGCTAGCACTAAGACGGCCTGACGGCTCTTTGTCTATAGCGTTTGCCAACACCTTTTTGTCTATAAGCTCTTGTATGGCTGGGTTTACTTTCATTTTTAGTGTGGTGTCCGAACAACTATGATTATAACGTTTAGAAGCACAAGGAAGAAGTCAAACAACGCAATGTTTTGCTCATCTTCCCTTAGAGCGTGTAACCCGGCGAAGAGACACCAACCTGCGGCAAATGCGTTAAACAGTGTCAGTAGGTCGTACATAAGGTTTATACAGTCTCAAGTACCTTTTTGATGAGTTTCTGGCATTCCTCAAGAGTTAGGACTTGTGCTGGAGTTAGTTTGATGTCAAGCAACTTCAAGTAATTGCGTCCATGTGAATTGACGTATTGCGCGTTGTTCATCATGTTACGAAGGTGATAAGCACCCTTAGCCTTTGATTCTTTGTACAACTCAACAGTACCCATTTTTGAGCTCAAGAACTTCTCAATCATCTTTGGGTTCCTTGAAAATGAATCCTTAATCTTTATGACGTCACCCTTTTTACGTATATCTCCAGATGAAATAAGGTCAGTGATACGGTTCTCCAACTGCTTCTCTTGCTGACGGGTGAACTTTTCCTCAAGTTCCCCCTGTGTTTTAGTTATAGCAACCGACTTAACCGAGTTCATCACCAAAGCATAGTCAATCGGTATCTCATTTCTGGTGAAGTTCTCCTTATCTACTAGTGCCGCAAAGGCGGCGTATCGTCGTGCCGTATGTTCGCTTATACTAAGCAACTTCATTGCTTGCTGTAAGGACATCCCCATTTCATCGGCTATTTTTATAATAGCATTGGCCTTTTCAATAGGTGTCCAACTTTCATGTTGCTCCTGAATGTTGAACTGAATAATAAGGCGGTCAATCCCTTTCTGGGCTTTTTCTATAACCACAGGCACTTCAGTCAACTTTAATTCTTGTGCGGCACGGAATCTGCGCTCCCCATCAGTCAAAAGGTATTTACCAGATCCTAAATCCTCCACAGTTAGAGGACTACGGATACCATGCTTCTTTATAGATTCTTTTAGAGAGAACATCTTATCTGCCGCGAAGTACTTTCTCGGCTGGTTTTCATCAGGTACTATCTTGCCTATCGGTACAGTAGTCATAGTGCTTTGTTAATCTTTTTTAATTTGTATCGGACTTACTATTGAAACACCCCCGGCCATTACGTGCACCTTGTTTAGAAGGTTAATAGATTCCTCCCAACCCTTCAATGCCTTATCAGTAGAGGCAATACTATCTTTAAGCAACTTTTGCTGTGGCTTGTAAAAGAAGTGGTCAAAGGTGAACCAACATGATAACCAACCCACTTGCACACATACTAATGCTCCTAGAACCATCAAAGTTATTGTCATAAATCGCTTTCTTGAATCGGACTGATAATGCTCCATGTGCTTACAGGTAAGTTCCTAATCTCCTCATTCATTGCTCGGCCTACGTCTGGGAACTTATCCAATACGTCTGCAATGATGTCTTTTACTGTTGGCAGGTTTCCTTCGGCAATAGCCTGTTCAAAGTTCTCACGTGCGGCTTCCAACCACTTGTCATTTTCTATATGGGACATGGTGCTTTTTTGTTATCCCTAAACCCCGCCGCCGTAGTGAACCACGGCGAGGAAGTTTAGGGCACTACTGTTAATTCGTACCCAAGGAAACTTTCGTTCCCTCTAAAAGGCCAACTGAGGAGTACCCGCGTAAAGGGTTTATACAAGTGCTGGGAGGGAGATAGGTGATTTTGTATCCAGCGTAAGTGGTACCACTTAGGACACGCGTCATAGTCCAACAAAGTACGGTGTTGGCCCCGTTCACCCTCAACGTCTTCTCCCCCTCCAAACACTCATATAAAAGAACCTAAACCCAACTATCCCTGTTTTCCCTCTACAAACTACTCTACCAAATGCACAACGTTGTGCAAGGTGGATAACATACTACAATATAAAAGGTGGAAATGTACAACGTTGTGCATTTATTGGCTATAGGGTATAGTACATGTACTTATGCTGAACGCGAGTGAGATGGGCAAAAAGGGCATTAAGGTAGTGAATGCAATGTTGACAAAAGATATGCGTTCTGCAAATGCCAAAAAAGGATGGGCACTTCGTAAAGCCAAACTTTCACGGGGAAAGAAATAATATGTCTATCATCCCTTTTGCCGATAGCATTGAGGAAATACGGGTAATACCTACAGGGCTTTTTATTGACAAACTATCGGGCATTGGTGGTATCCCTAGGGGGGCAATAACCGAAATCTTCGGTGATGAGGGTATTGGCAAAACTAGTGCATGTCTACAACTAGTTGCAAACGCGCAAAAACAAGGTCTACGGTGTTTGTGGGCAGATGTTGAGTATTCCTTCATCCCCGGCTATGCAAAGATACTAGGGGTAGATAACAGCAAGCTAGGCCTCATCCGTGAGGAGTTTGCAGAGGCTACCTTGGAGAAGTTGGAGGAGGCCGTCAAAAGTGGTGAGTGGGACTTAATAGTTTTAGACAGTGTAGGTGGTATTTTGCCACGCGCAGAAGCAGAAAAGGGTGTAGACGGTAAAACGATTGGTGGGCAAGCAGGTTTAATGGCTCGTTTTTGCCGCAAGATAGTGCCGGCTCTCTCAATCAACGGTGCCGCACTCATTGTTATAAACCATAGCTTTATAGACATCATGTCAGGCAAGCTCCTCACTTCGGGAGGTAGGAAGTTGGCCTATCACAAATCACTCTCCATACGTTTTAAGTTGAAGCAAGGTGTCACCCTAAAGACAGGAGACCGTAAGGTGGGCAAAGTTATAGTGGGTGAAGTACGTAAAAACAAACTAGCCGCCACTGAGGGATTAGAACTTGATGGGCAACTCATCTTTGGCACTGGATTTAGTGCCGGGGCCGACTTGCTAAATGACGCATTAGACAAAGGTGTGGTTGCCAAAAAAGGGAACACATATTATCTTGGCACCGAAAAGCTGGGTATAGGCTTGAGCCGTGTTCGTAAGATGGTCGAGGATGATGCAGTACTAGCCGAAAAGATTAAATTCGCACTACAATGACAAAGAAACAAACGTGTCCAAAATGTGGAAAGGAACTTGTGGGCCTTGAGTATACCCACGACAGCAAGTTCCACTACGATGGCGTTAGCGAATTGATGTGCCCCACAGGCCACTACCGTATTGGCCGATGGTGTGGTCGTACTTTGACAGACCACGAAAGGGAACCTAAAGATTGCATGGTGCCCTTTGCTCATCCAATGGAGATGATTATTGAACAAGGTTCGGGAGATACTTTATGAAATGCCAAAACCCCACTTGTAGTAACGAATTACCTGTTAAAAAAGGGTGGGCTTCAATGACTAAGAGCTATTGTAGTGTTCCTTGCTACCGGGCTTCAAAGACTTTTAAGGAAATGGGGAAGCATGAAGGACTTGCTAAAGGTAGAGATATAAATATAGGAAAAGGAAAATGAAAGAAGAACTAGAACCAACCGATATAGATATTTCTAAAGTGACTGGCAACCAAAAGTGGAGGATTACTTGGCAGGGCAAGGAACTATTCAATATGGAGAAGTCCCCAAAGTTGAGTGGTTCTAAGCGTATTGCCTTTACTATGGAGGAGTTAATCAACCGTGATGGAAAGAAGTGCCGCAAATGCGGACGTGAGGAGTGGCTCACCATAGAGCATATTGTCCCTGTACACTTCATGCGCGACATGGGTATTCCTGATTATGAAACCTACGATGACAAAGAAAATCTTCAGATACTCTGTAAGATGTGCAATACCTTTAAGGGGGGTAGGTTTGATTTTAGTGACCCACGAACAAAACAGGTCTTGCTACGTCTTCTTGAAAAGATATGAGGCGTAAGTCCGAAAAGATACCTGAGGAGTGGGTTAAGTGCCCCAAATGTGATAGATTTTATGGCTTTATACGGTGCAGAATCACAAAAGGTGGCAAGTCTCAATGTTTGACTTGTGCCGTTGAAGAAAGCAAAACCCCCACGGGAGCGTAGCGTGGGGGTATGCTATTATAAGTAAGCGGGAAGCAACCAAACCAGCATCTAGGCGGTGACGACCGCCTTTTTGCTTACTTGTTCTAACAACCTTGCGAGAGTAATCCTATCCTGACGAGTTTCTGCTTGTTCGTATTGCTTGCGAATCTCTACGGCCTTACGCGCTTTTTCTAATGGTGTCATGAATTTTTCCACCTCCATTAGCGGTTAATTCCAAGACCTTGCGCCATATATGGCGGGTCTGGTCTACAGTTAAACCAAGACCCTTTCCAAACTCTCTAGTAGAGCCTACAGTTTCCCCAAGCCTTTTAACGCATAGCTTCGCAAACACTATTTCATTATCCATTGTCAATGTACGCTCCCCAGTGCGACTAAATCACTGGCCTACATCAATTCTACCATGTGGCAATTTACAATCACTGAAAAACGTGTTATTTGCATTATGGTTAAGCCACCGAAGATACAGAATCAAGAAATTAGATGGCATTTTCACTGCGTAACAAAGCCACGCTCTTGACAAAGTTGTGGTGTAATTTAACAGACAGGGAACCATTTGTGGTGTAATTTTTTCCAACTTGCTTGCCGGCAAACAAATGTGCTACCTTATCAGTCCTTGGGAAACTAGCGTAAATGCTTGGAGGCGTAGAGGGGTGGCGCAAGCCGCCCTTTTGCGTGTTAAAATAGAGTTGTTCACAGGCCGCACAGTGCAAATAAGGTACTTGGTTCGCACCCAACCATACCGCCGACAATGCTGTGCAAGTGCGTAATGAACTATAAAAGGCATAACCAAGGTAATCGCGCCCACCGTAGACGTAATAACTTGTCTGGGTATTGGACGCCAAAATGGGCGCGTTTCAAGTTTCGCAAGGAAAGTGGATAACTTTATTGCTCGTTTTTTGATAAACTAGGGTATAATGATTTGCGTACAGGCTTTGCTTGTGCCGTCGGTGCAAATCCCCTATAATACTGAGCGTAAGAATCGCTTCGTGGGGTGAGGAGGGAGTTTACACGAACTCCTCCTCCGACGAGGCGGTTTTTTTATGCGATACTCACTAATCCACCACGATGTAAGGGAAAAATTCGGTTTAACCGTAGGTGATTATTTGGTATGTGATTCTATACACCAGCTTTCATACGGTGCTCCCACTAACAGACCTAACACCCAAATAGCTAAGTTTCTTGGTGTTGATGAGGGTACAGTGCGCCATGCCAAGGTCAAGTTGCTTAAATTAGGTCTAGTAATGAAGGTAGGCGATGGTTTTTCAACCACGCCCTTATGGTCTGAAGCTGTTACTTTCGCTCGGAATAATTCCGAACTTATCTCGGAAAAAAACCGCCCTTCTATAATGAATATAGATAAGAAGGCGATTGCAGAGCCAATCGCTTCTTCCTCTCGGAATGTTCGTGTTGTTAAGGTAGACAAAGACGGTAAAGAGAAACCCCCCCCAGTGAAACGAGACCCCACCGCGTGGAACTTACGACAACGCCTCTACAAGCGTTTAGAGGAGGATACTGGTAAATACCCCACACCCCACACTGGCGACTACGTACGGCTTCGTTTAGCACTTTCAGGGGGCTTAACAGAACAGGACTGCATTACCTTATTTGAGGATGCATTATCAAACAGCAAGAAAAAGATTAGAACAGTTCGTCAGGCTTTTACTGCACATGAAATTGATTCTTACCGACAAGATTACCTATGAAAAGGCTGACCCCAGAAGAACTACGAAAGCGTGAGGAGAGGTTAGCCATCTACGAAGGCGAAGACCGCATGGCCTCTACGGAGGACGTTAAGGCGGCCACAGCCAGCACCGAGGGTGCCGCACAGCAAACAGGTGTGGGGGCAATAGACAGGTTGCTTAACGGTGTAGAACCCGGAGAATTGATTATTGTTAGCGGCCCTACAGGTGAAGGAAAGACAACCCTGCTAATGAGCATTACCCAAAACATGGCAAGTGGTGGAAGCGAAGCGGCATGGTTTACCCTTGAAGTAACCCCCCAAGCATTTTTGCGAAAGATTGAAAAGTCAGCTGGCCACCTACCTCACTTTTTTATGCCAATGAGGAACACCGACAACCAACTTGACTGGCTTGAGGAGCGAATTATTGAGGCAAAGGTAAAGTTCAATATACAAACGGTGTTTATTGACCACATACACCAGATTTTTAGCTTACATCGCATGTCAAACCCCAATATATCGCTTGAATTAGGCGATATGGTGGGTCGTATTAAGCAAATGGCTATAGACCACCACCTCACCATTTTCCTCATTGCCCACACGCGCGACAACGCGGAGAAAACCAACGCAGAACCACGTAAGGAGGACATACGCGACAGTGGTCTTATAAGCCGTCTGGCCGACGCCATTATACTAGTGTGGCGCGTTAAGAATGGGGACGATGAGAAAAAGACACGGAGGCCCGACAACCTAGAGGAGCATGACACAAAGGCAAAGGTGCGTGTAGTAAAGAACCGAAGGGAAGGCAAACTAGGAACGTTTTTTATGAACCACGAAAATGGATACCTTAAAGAAATTGACCACCTTGTATAACCCCAACATTTTGTTTTTGGAGTTAGGACCAGAAACAATAAGCAAAAGCATTGAGCTTGAGGCCTTTACCCTTGATGAGATAACAAAGGCACACGAAGACTACGCCGCCTTTTTAGACGAGTTGGTAAGGGAATGGACACCAGAAAAGACAAAAGAGTTTGTGCTTGCCTATTACCGACACAAATGCGAGACGTGCCTCAAAAAGATAAGTGAGCTTGAAATTACCAACCACGACGCACGTCGCAATGGTGTTAGCTACAAAGACCGTCAATCTTTCACTGTGAAAATAAACGCTGGCCGCCAAGTATTTGCAGAAAGCAAACAAAAAGGAGTGTACTACAGCAAGCGTAAAGTGAGCGCAACTGACTTTATAACACCGGGGGACGTCAAGTTGATTATGGAGTGGGGGTATGAAAAATGGCTTAAATACAGGCTTATTTAGCTATCCACAACAACTATGGACATTTCACTGGTGAAAGTATATGATAAGAGCATGGAAACGGATGGCATGAGCGACAAGGCTATATTTAATAGGGAGTTGGTAAAGAGCACCCGTGGCGCAATGCTTAGGGGTGAGATTACTCTTGCCGAAGCACGTACAAGATTACAGCCAGTTATTGACGAAATGAACAAACGCGCAAAGGAAATTGCCAAGGAATTTGGTATGCCCTACAAGCCAATAAAGTTTACAAGCCTAATGAGATAACCATGGATGAACTGAGGGCGGGAGACAAGTGCCTAGTGTGTGGAAAAGAGGTGACGGGGGTGTGCTACGTTCACGGAGACTTTTGCAAACACTGTAATGGCGACTGGTGCCCCGGTTGCAAAGCGGCTATATGAAGACCTTCACGATTGTCAAGTTGTACAACAACACAATACCTCTACGGGGTAGCATTGTTCGGATTGGGATTGAAAATGACGGACTGGAAATTGTGTGCAATGAAAAAGAGTGGATTTTGACAGCAGAAGCACTTGCTAAACCACTGCGCTCCATTTCAGTTAAAGGGCCACGAGAAGGGACTACAGAAAAACTTTACTACTACACGTTACCCAAACCACCAGATAAACAGCAAAAACTTCTATGAGTGACACACCAGAAGAACTGAATAATGCCGGCAACCTTGACAACATAAGTGAGGACATTGACCTATTTGGACAACCCCACGCTCGATTAAGTGTGATGGACAGGATTGGTTTTGCACCTATAAGCATTTGGAAGCCCGACTGGACACTGACAAAGAAATTGAAAGAATGGGTAGGGGACGCAGGCCAGACGCGCGAACTACAAGGAAACAAAATGGCGTTGCTTGGTAGCAAATATACTACTAGCATTTTTAACCCCCACTTGGCACAGATGATTTTGTCGGCCTATGTGCCCAACAAAATGCGTATTTATGATGGCTTTGCTGGGGGTGGTACACGTGGCTTCGTAGCAAGCGCAATGGGCCACGAGTATGTGGGGGTGGAAATACGTCAAGAGGAAGTTGACCGCCTTAAAGACAGGCAGGTGGAGCTGGGGATTAGTTTTGGTATTGAATGCGCGGACAGCCAGTTTTACCCCATAGAGCCAGAGAGCTTTGACTTTAGCTACACGTGCCCACCGTATTACGACCTTGAGGTGTACAGCCCAATAATTGGCGACATGTCCAACGTAGAAACGTATGACGAGTTCTTGCCAATGTTGGCGAACAGTATGTCAGTAACTTATACAGGCTTAAAACCCGGCTCCTTATTTATAATGGTAGTGGGGAACTTCAGGGACAAAAAAAGTAACCTACGCCACTTTAATGGCGACGTGGTGAAACTGGGACAAAGCCTAGGGTTTGTGTTGCACGATGAGCTTATCTTCTGGGGTGCTAGCGACGTGGCATACCAGCGCAGTGGGCAGTTTGTAGCTAACAGACGTTCAGTTCGAGTACATGAGTACATCATTCTTTTTAAGAAACCACAATGAACCCAGCCAACTTTCTTAGGGACACAATAGACTTGGTGAAGCAGATTGAAACCCGCTTCCTTGAGTTGGCCGCACGTTTGTACAACATTAAAGATAAAGAGATGTGGAAGAGCAGTTACGAAAGCTACCAAGAGTTTTTGGACACCGCGAAGATTAACCCCGGCCACGCAAGTATTTTAGCCAGTATTCACAAGGCGTATGTGGTGGAGGGTAAAATGACAGTTGAAAAGCTGGCAGGCATTGGGTACAGTAATTTGTATGAGGCCCTCCCTCTACTGGAAAAAGAAAGCGTTTCTAAAGTTGTTGAAAAGGCTCGACTACTTACGCGGTCGGAGATAAAAGACGAAGTTAGAGACGAGAAGCATGGGGCACACACCCACAAGCCGGGGACAGCGCGGTGGGCTAGTTGCGAGACGTGTGGAAAGCTATTTCAGGTATGAAGATACTTAACCTCTATGCAGGCATAGGGGGAAACCGTAAGTTGTGGGGCAGTGAGCACCAAATAACGGCGGTTGAGTACAAGCCTGCTATTGCCGCAATTTATAAAGACCACTTCCCCAACGACACGGTGATAGTGGGGGACGCGCACCAATACTTACTTGAGCATTACGGTGAGTTTGACTTTATTTGGAGTAGCCCACCGTGCCCAACGCACACCACCATAAACAAGGCGAACGTTATATCGCCCTACAAAGACAACACTAAGCAAATTGCCAATGGGGGTGCTATAAAGCCACGCTACCCAGACATGGCGTTGTACCAAGAAATCATATTCCTAACCCACTTCTTTAAGGGGAAGTTCTGCGTAGAGAACGTAAAAGCCTACTACGAGCCTTTAATACCACCAGTAGAAATTGGAGGCCACTGGTTTTGGGTTAACTTCATGGTGTCTAGTTTGCCCAGTGGGGGCAGGGCACATGACGCACCAATAGAGGCGCAACAAGAAAGAAAAGGGTTTGACCTAACAAAATACAAAGGAGTTGATAAGCGGTTGTTGTTGCGTAACTGTGTGGAACCAGAGGTTGGGCGGCATATACTAAAGTATGTCGAAAATCCTATTATCACCCAAAGAGGAATGTTTTAATGAAACGAGCACCATTTAAGCGACGCAAAAAAGGGGAGATAACTAAGTTAAAAGAGGAGCTATGGGGACTGTGCCGCCAAATAAGTGCACGCACCCAACCACACCAGTGCTATACGTGTGGCACCAGTCTACGGTGGGGCAGTAGCGTCATGCAGTTGGGGCACTTTATAGCACGCTCCTTTGCTTCCCAAGAGCTAGTATTTGACCTTAAAAACCTACGCTGGCAGTGCCGCATTTGTAACCAGTTTAGGAACGGTGAGTGGCCCACCTTTGAAGCAAATCTTATACGCGACCATGGACAAGCCTATGTTGACGAGCTAAAGGAGCGCAACCGCATTACGAGGGGAACCACATACCCAAAAGACTGGTATCTGGCTAAAATCGCAGAATACACTGCGTTACTATCCACACTTCAAGGTGGACAAACAGGGGAAAACCCCCATACTTAGGGAACAATGCCGATTGAATCGTACCTCGCCTCAATGATACTTCCTATTGTTTCTAAACCTGATGTGGTACGGATAACCCCAACAACGGATGAAATGGGTGTACTTCTTTCCATTGACGTAGACAAGGATGATATGGGTGTGGTTATAGGCAAAGCTGGTGAAACTGCAAAGGCTATACGCCACATGGTACGTATTGCTGGCGTTAGGCAAAACGCACGTGTTAGCGTTAAAATAAATGAACCTGACGGAGGCCCACCACGTTACAGACGTAGTGATGCAAGCGACAGGGATTTAATAATTTAATCTGTGAAAATATGGATGAACCAGTCAAGACAGAACAGACACCAGACGCTCAAGTAGAGTTTGCTGAAAAGCAGAAGCTATTCCTTAAGGAATATGGTGAACTTGTCGCAAAGCATAAAATAGATTATGCTACATACCCAGTATGGATACCTGATGGTCAAGGTGGTTTTAAGTGCATAGTGCAAAATACCCCTATAGACATCACTAACCAACCACGCAAATCACCCTTCGTGGCGTCTTAACTATGTGGACAATACTGCGCCGATTGAAAAGGTTGTGGGAACTAAGTAAAGATTTGACAGTTGGGCCAAATGAATGGCCTACAGATGAAGAGGTTGATAAAGCTATAAACGAAGCCTTAAAAGACGACTCACCCAAACCAAAACGACTAGCAACCATTGTAGATGTAGCACCAATAGACCCATTTCCAGCCGAAGAACCCCAAGATGACACTACCGAAAAGAAAACCACCAATAACGTTTGAGCAAGCGCAAGGCTTTAACCGTGCAGAGCGCAGACGTCTGTCAAAGATAAATGGCGTGAAGATACCGGGTACCACCAAACCCTTTATAAAGTCTAAGAAAACCAAATGATTAAGCCAGTTAATGGACACTTGTTGATAGAACCCCTAAAACATGACGCCTTTATTGCGTCTGAACGTGATACCTACCAAGAGATTGGTGTAGTAATTGAGGTTGCAGTTGAATTCCCAGAGCAATTTACAGTTAAAAAGGGGGACAAGGTGTATTTCGATAGCTGGCTTGCGGCTAAATACCCTAAAAATGACACTGAGTTTTACTGGCTCGTAAAGTGGGAGGACGTGCGGGCCGTCGAGAAAGTATAGCTATGGTGATGAAAGGACAAAAAAGAAATACCCCGTGGATGTTTGGAGATAAAAATCCTGCTAAACGAAAAGAGGTGAGAGAGAAGATAAAGAAAAAGGCAACAGGCAGAGTATTTACAAAAACGGCACGGAGCAACGTAGCAAGGGGACATTGGAAGGGAGGTAGAGCTGAAACAGAAAGGCGCATTGAAATAAAAAAAGCAGGAAGGGTGAGGCCAGATAAATGCGAAATATGTCTTGCGCCAACATCAAGCCTAAAGAAGAGATTACATTTTGACCATGACCACCAGTCAGGAAAGTTTAGAGGGTGGATTTGCGAATCATGTAACTTTGCTTTAGGGCACGCAAAGGATAACGTAGAAGTACTAGCCAAAATGATTATTTACTTAAATAACAACAAAGATGTACGCGCTGTTGAAAAAACTGGCTAATCTCTTTCGACGCACTAGCGCATGTTGTGGTGCTGCGAGAGAATTTGTCTTTGGTTGGGACTATAGGCGAGATGATGTCGTGTGCACTAACTGTGGACAACTATGCTAAGTAGGCGATATCAGAACAGTGAGTGCAAGAACAATTACCTACATGACTTTAGATTCATTAGCCAGACACCCAAGGGATTCGTAGAACGGTGTACAAGGTGTGGAAAACAGATTTTATTCCCAGCAGACATACCCAATCACGTGTACCTCAGTTACCACATCCGCAGTGCATTACAAGCAAATGACCCATTATTTAAGAGAGAATATGCGAAACGATAATTTACACACAGAGAACGTTCGTGAGAAGCTATTAGCTGGTATCAAAAAAGTATCCAACGCAGTTGGTGGCACTATGGGCACAGGGGGTAGCAACGCCATTATTGAGGCTATAGAAAGCCCCGGACACTTAATGACCAATGACGGTTACAGCATTGCCAATAGCATTATGCTGTCTGACCCTATCGAGGAGATGGGCCGCAAGATACTTTTGGAGAGTATAAACAGAGCCAACAAAGCCTCAGGTGATGGCTCAAGCACTACCGCAGTACTTACAGCGGCCATTATTGAGGAGGGCATGTTGCACTTGAAAGAGACTAACCCAATGGATATAAAGCGCAGTTTGGAGGCGTGTATACCAACCATTGAAGCTAGTATCGTAGAGCAAAAGGTTGACATTGGCGTTGAGGAGGTAGATAAGGTAGCTACTATAAGCTCCGAAGACCCAGACATTGGTAGGTTGATAGGCGATATCTATAAAGAAATTGGCAAAGATGGCATTATCTATTGGGATATAAGCAAGACGGTTAAGGACACCTACACCATTGGCACTGGCATTACAGTTGAGGGTGCAGGCTACATTAGCCCTTATATGTGTGACGCCACCGAGGCAGGGCAGAACACTAACCAAGTACGTATAAAGAACGCAAGCATTTTAATTGTTAAGCAAAAGATAACCAGTGCGGCAGACTTCAACGCTATTGGTGCAAGCCTGTTTGCCAAGGATGTTAAAGACCTTGTGGTCTTTTGTGAGGAGTATGACCCCCTTATAGTGCCTGACCTTGTGAAAACGCGCATGGTGCGTGGTTTTAGGTTCATCTTGGTGAAGATGCCAATCATCTGGAGAGACCATTGGTACGCTGATTTAGCCCTTGCTAGTGGTGCTAAGGTTATTGACCCATCCGTAGGCATACCACTTAAAGACCTAAACGAAAGCCACTTAGGCAAGGTAGGCAACATAGTGATAACCAAAGACGACACCTTTGTTGACGGCATTGCTGACGTAAGTGCACACATTATGGCCTTAGAGGCAGATGGTGACGAAAATAGCCTTATACGTGCGGCACGTCTAAAGACAAAGACTGCACGTTACTTCGTAGGAGCCCAGAGCGACAGTGCACTAAGCTACCGCCGGCTTAAGGTTGAGGACGCTATAAGCGCAAGTTGGCAAGCACTGCATGGCGGTATTGTGGCTGGTGGGGGAGTGGCGTTGTGCAATTCGTCTAGAAAACTCCCAGATACTACAGGAGGAAAGATACTTCTAAACGCCTTAAAAGCTCCTGCAAAACAAATATGCACTAATGCTGGGGTACTAGTAAGTGAGGGGATAATACCCCTAGTGGAAGTGCAAGAGGTTGGGGCAAAGATGCTTTATCCTATAAGGGATAATCTTGGCTTTGACACCAGAACCAAAAAGGGTGTAGATATGTTTGACGCAGGCATTGTAGACCCAGCCAACGTAGTGCTCAACGCAGTAAAGAACGCAATAAGCGTTGCGGCTACAGTATTAACAGCCCAGACAGTAGTAACTCTTCCACGCGAAGAAGTTTCGCAGGGAAACTCCTATGCGCCCAACATCAGGTAAGCCACAATGCCATGGCAAGAACAAATACAGCCGCAATGAAGCGGAGCGCACAAAGGCTTTAGTTGGCAAGGCACGTGACAAATCAGTTAGAATATACGAATGTGACCTATGTCATTGGTGGCACCTTACAAGCCATAAAGGAACAAAATGGCACTAAACCTCTACAAGAGATGCCCATTCTGCAAGACCAAACGTCTATTTTGGACTGTGCACCAACGCACCATAGACGTGAAGCCTATAAACCGAAAGGCTAAAAGCCAAGATGCCATGTGCAACCAATGCTATACTAAGTTGATTAACAAACTACCATTTTAACTATATGCCAGAGGAACAGAAGGATATCACTAGTGAAACTGCACCAGAGTTGGTAGAAGAAATAAACACTTACGACCCAACCCAAAACCCCAATGTAATTTCCCTTATAAAGCAAGACGATGGAAACTACATTGGCTATATGAACAAAGGAGGCAAGGTAGTGACCGCCAGACAAGCTGACCCTCACACCGTGCTAGAATTGCTTATAACCCACGATGGCACCCAAACTGACTAAAAAGCAAAAGGTATTTGTCGCGGAGTACCTAGAGACAGGCAATGGCACTAAAGCCGCCCTAGAGGCTTATGATATAGGTACTAAACATGGGACAGATGACCCAGAGAAGGTAGCGGCAGTAATGGCAACCCAGAACTTAGCTAAACTTAATGTAGTAGAAGCGATAAGGAATGGTAGTAAGGATGAGATGTTAGAGAAAGCACACAATAGTTTGTTAGATGCAGTGAGATTAGACTATTTTTTGTTTCCCGGCACCATGGATGACAAGGAGATAGATAACCACCTGACAGCCCAAGGCCTCACAGTTATTAACATACGCCCAACCATGAAGGGTAAGATGGCCTTCTTTAGTTTGCCTGATGGTGCCTCACGTTCAAAAGGTTTGGAACTAGCCTATAAGATAAAAGGTTCATTTGCGGCGGAGAAGCACATCAACGTCAATGTTGAGGTCGAAGCAAACCCCGAAATAAAAGAGTTAACTCAAAAGTTAAATGACGTATACCGAGGAACAAGTGGCAGTGGCAATGGAGGGACTACCAGCCCTGTGGGTACTGAAGCATCAGATTAAGAACGAAGCCGGCTTCCCCATAGAGTTTGAAAAGCACAAATACTTGTGGGATATATACAATGACCTATCCCCACTCCAAGTCCTCCTAAAGCCACCTCAGATTGGTGCAACAGTGATGAACACCCTAAAGTCTTTGTGGGTTGCTAAAAAGCTCCGTAAACAAATCATCTATACGTTGCCCACCCAAGGTGATGTTCAAGATATGGTGAGTGGTAGCATTAACCGCATCATTGCCCAGAACCCCATACTAATGAGTTGGGTTAAAGACCACGACACAGTAGAGCAAAAGAGTGTAGGCGATAGCATTATCTTCTACCGTGGCACCTTTACAAGCAAGCAAGCTATGATGGTTCCTTCGGCCCTTAACATACACGACGAGGTGGACGCTAGTGACCCAGACGTTATAACCCAATATGAGACACGCCTCCAAGCCCAAGAGGACGGTGGTAGCCGGTGGTACTTTAGCCACCCAAGCCTAGCTGGACATGGTGTAGACGTTTACTGGGAGCAAAGCGACAAAAAGGAATGGCACATCACTTGTCCTCATTGCAAAGTAGTACAAGTGCTAACATGGCCTGACAACATAGACGCTAAGCGTAGGTGCTACATCTGTTCAACGTGCAAAGATGAACTACCAACTAGTGTGAGGATAAATGGATATTGGAAGGCAACAGCAGTGGGCCTCTTCAGTGGGTACCACATAAGCCAACTAATGCTCTACAACAAACCTGCTTCGGTAATCATTGACGCCTTTAACGACCCCTTGAAGGACAAACAATACTTCTACAACTACGTGTTGGGTTTACCCTATGTCTCAAGTGATGACCGTATTGAGCCAAGTGTAGTACTACGCAACTGCATTGACGTCATCAACGACCAAGAGGGTAGAACTGTTATAGGTGCTGATACAGGCCATGGCATACACTACGTTTTAATGAATAAGCAAGGGGTATACTTCTACGACCACGCTAAGGAGATAACCGCTAGTAAGACACCTTACGATGTTATCAAGGGTTACCTCAAACGCTTTGATAGGAGCATTGCTGTATTTGACCAAGGTGGCGACCTTATCGGAGTACGACAACTAGCCCAAGAGTTCCCCGGCAGAGTGTTCCTTTGCTTCTACAACAAAGACCGAAAGACCTTTGAGCTTGTTGAATGGGGTACCGACGATGACTATTGGAAGGTGCGGGTAGACCGCAACCGCATGATGACACTAGTGGTAGAACAACTGCGTGATATTGGCCGCATTCGCCTCAATGGTACTAAGGAAGAATGGCGTGAGTTCGCTAACCATTTTGGCAATCTTTATAGGGAGAAGGTTGTGGTTAAAGAGCAAAAGGGCAAGGACGACCGTAGCTTGTATGGTGCTGAATACGTCTGGAAGCGCAATGGCCCTGACCACTACGCCCATGCTTTGCTTTATGCCATGGTTGGTCTACAACGTGCAGGTGGAGGTGAACCTGCAAAGATAGTTGGAGACAATGTGATGGCCGGCATACCCAAAGGCCAGATGGTTACTCCCTCAAAGGAAGCAAGCATTGTAGGTGGTATCAGTGCTGGGGAGTTCTCCAGTGAAAACCGAATATGGTAGTACAATGAAGCTATCCCGTTGCGTTATGCACTCCACAAAACCACAATCTAATTGTCTTTTAATATAAACTAGCAATATATGGCAGACCCAATGGACCCGTTTGCGCTGAATATTCGAGGCGTAACCGACCTTGTAGAAAATCCTATAAACAAAGTGAAGACTGGTTCAGGTCAATCTCCTGAAGGTGCAATCTCTGAGCGTTACGACAGCCTCTCTTTGGACATGACAGACGAAGAATTGCTTAAACTCCGGGACGAGATGGAGAAACAGTATGCCCCTTATGAAAGCAAGATGCGCCCTATATGGGAGAAGAACCTTGAGAGTTACTTAGGTAAACGTGCAGATGGACAATGGCTCAATGCCGAAGGTACTATAGCCGCCAACCTACAGTTTGAGGCAGAGGAGACCTACCTTAGTGCCGCTTTAGCCAAGAACCCAGAGCCTGTAGTGTGGGCAGACAACACCCCAGAAGGTAACGCTATCGCCAACAGTGTAAAGACGATGTTGCAGTTCCATAGCGACCAACTATGCCTACGCCGCAAGCTAGCAATGATGGTGCGCCAACACAGTGTCTATCATCTTGGCGTCATTAAGTATGGTTGGAACGAGAAGATAAACGACGTAGCTATAGAGAACCGCCGCATACAGAACTTTGTATTTGATAAGGAAGGATACGTTGACGCCTATGGTGATTTTAATGGTGCCCTAGGTGAGCGCATTGAGGTAACAGCCGAGAAGCTCATTGAGATGTTCCCCTCTGATGAGGACTACATTTCCATCACAGTTGATGGGTACCTAGGGACTAAAGTTATTTACACAGAGTGGTGGAACCACGACGACACATTTACCTTTTGCACCTACAAGGAACGTGTTTTAGACAAGCATAAGAACCAATACTTTAAGTACGAGGAACCAATCCAAGACCCTATAACTGGGGAGGAAGCCAAAGACCCAATAAACGGTGAGCCAATGATGACTAAGGCTCGTAACCACTTTGCTACGCCAAAGAAGCCCTACACCTTCCTAAGCGTCTTTAGCTTGCAGGAACAGCCCCACGACATAACTGGACTCATTGAGCAGAACATCGCCAACCAGCAGATAATCACCAAGAGCACTGACCAAATAGACTTCAACGTAAGCACTAGCAACAATGGCTACGCTTACAGTGAGGACAACTTCAATCAAGAGACTGCCAAGCAAGCGTCTACCGCAAGGCGTAAAGGCAACCCAATCCTTATTCCCTCTGGTGGCCCTATAGACAAGGCCATAATGCCATTGCCAGCTATACCTCTTTCGGATAGCTTCTTTAAGCACCTTGAGATAACTAAGAATGACCTACGCAATAGTTGGGGCATACAGGGTATTGCTTCACAACAACCAGACGAAGACCAGACAGCACGTGGGATGATACTCAACCAGAGCCACGACACGACACGAATTGGTGGTGGTATCGGCGACGCTATTGAGCAAGTGGCAGACAACGCCTTTAACTGGCTCACCCAACTCTACTACGTCTTTTATGACGAGAAGCACTTCGCGGCCATCATGGGCAATGCTAAGGCAGTGGAGTACGTCACTCTAAGCAATCAGGACATGGACCGCCAGCTCATTGTGAGCGTGGCACCAGATAGCCTGAAGCCAAAGGATGAGGTTACCCAGATGAACTTGGCGCAGGACTTGTTTGTTAAAGGTGCAATAGGGCCTAAGACATTGCTTAAAATGCTTGACTTCCCTAACCCAGATGAAGCGGCCGCAGACGGTGTGCTATATAAAATGGACCCAGCAAGCTACTTCCGTATTAACTTCCCAGAAGAATTTGCCCGTATGCAAGGTGCACAACAGCAAGGTATGGCTGAGGCGGCTGGTGCTGTGCCGGTGGGCGCAGGCCAACCACCTGAGATATCAAATGGTGAACCACCTAGCCCCGCAGGTTTAGCTACAGAGCCAGCAAGCGCGGCGTTGGCACAAGTACCCCTACCTCAATAGTTATCAACAGGTGGATAAGATAGTGGACAACTACAAAGTAACTTATACTAAAAGCAATTATGGACAAGATACACAAGGTAATGCACGAGTTTAAAGAAGGGGAGCTCCACTCTGGGTCTAAGCATGGCCCTGAAGTAAAGAACCGAAAGCAAGCTATTGCCATTGCGATGAGCGAAGCACGAAAGAACCATGGTATAGCAAAGCACAACGCACTCCGTAAGCGTCTTTCGACGGTGAAAGGTTATGGTGAAAAATAATATGCACAAGATACACGCCAATCAAAACAGTCAGAAGTCAGTAACCGCAAAGGATAAGGCCCTACGTGGAAGGACTGCTGAGATAAAAATGCGTAAGGTACATTCGTCAACCGAATATTGTGCTCATTGTGGTGAGAAGATTTCACGCTCTGAGCGTCATGAAAGTGGCCATCGAGAGTTTGACCACGTTGACGTACCGGGGCCTTCAACTGGTGTCAAAATAGTAAGATAATATGTCACACCCAAATCCACAACACGAGCGCACCAACGAATACCCCGAAGACAAAGTAAGTCATTATGCAAAACGTGCAAAGAATGGTGGGCCACTGCATAATGTAGCTAATAGGTTATCTTCAAAGGCAAAAGCCCTCAACAAGAGGATGGATGCCCTAGGAGGTAGATTCAGGAAAAAGTAGTACGTTGACAACATTAAGCACTACATTCTCGGAGGCTTTAATGCCTCTACCAAGTTTGGTAGTGCTTTCTTGGTAGATGCTTTTAAGCCCCCGAAAGGGGGTTTTTGCATGTAAAGTTGGCAACCAACTAGCTTGAATTATTAAAGTCCTAGAAATAGGCACTAACGCCTGAAAAGGCCACAACACTATGTCAGCACAAGAGGAGTTCCTTAAAGATACAGAAGGTAAGAAAGAAGTAGATATTCTTGACCAGCCCTTGGTTGAAGACGAAGACTTTGAGAAAAGTAAAGTTGAGACCAAGGAGGACGACAAGGGTACCGACGATGAGGATGGAGAGGATGCCACAACCGATGGCAAACCTAAGAACCGAAGGGAGCGCAGGCTTATGGCAAAACTTCAATCGGAACGAGAATCCTCAATGTTCCTTGCCGGCAAGCTCGAAGCACGCACTGAGGCCGCTAAAGCGGTAACAGAGGAGTCCGACTACATCAAGTCCCTTGAAAAGATTTGGGGTACCGAAACTCCCGAGGCTCAGATAGCCACCGACCTTCTTAAAAAGGCAGTGGTAGGAGCACGAGATGATGCTGAACAACGCGCGTTCGCACGCTTACAAGAGCTACAGCGCACGGAGGCACAGGAAGAGCGACAGGCTGATACCGAACTCGATAACATGATTGATGACATCGAGGATACGTACAGCGTTTCGCTTACGGAGCCACAGGAAAAGGCTTACTTCCAACTACTTGTCAAAATGTCTCCTAAAGATAAAGAGGGCCGCGTATCAGAATATGCTGACCCACACGCTGTCTGGGAGGTCTTTCAAGAGAAGCTCCAGTCCAAAAAACCCGACACGCGAGCGAAGGATCTGTCTAGCCGTTCAATGGTCCACAGTGGTAGTGCCAAAGACAACAAGGGTGCCACTGATGCTCACGAAAAATTCCTCAAAGAGAACGGCATAATTTAGCCATTAGCTTTAATTGTAAATTACTAGTATGCCTCCGAATGTAACAGTCTCAACCACAACGAACCAATACTTGGCTCCGTTCTGGGTAGACCAAGTTCTTCGCGACAACTACTTCTTTGGTCGCATAATGCAGAAGACCAAGAAGTGGAATGGTTCGCAGATGCTCTTCCCGATTAAATATCAGAAGGGCATTGCGTCAGTAGCCTTTAATGGTTACGACCTCCTACCGATCACACAACATCCAGTATCGGTCAACATGACCTTCTTCCCTACCTTCATCGCAACCAACGTTTCATTGGCTGGCTCTGACCTCTCGGTCAACAGCACACCTATGCAGACGCTCAAGTTGATGTCGGTAACGATGGAAAGCCGTGCACAAGATGCGGCTGACGACGTTGGTAACTTCCTCCAAGGTGATGGCTCATCCTTTGGTGGCAAGGCACCGAACGGCCTCGCAAACACAATAGACAACGGTACAGTAGCACCAACGTATGGTGGGCTTTCACGCTCAACGTACACTGGCCTCAACGCAACTGTAACTGCATCGGGTGGCACTATTTCGTTGGTGAAAGTACGTACTCTCTGGAATTCCATCTCTGATGGCCCAGTGATTCCTGACTTCATCATCACGGACTACACCACTTGGGGCTACTTCGAACAGCTTCAAACTCCCTACCAGCGCAACAACCAAGACTTCAGCCCTGCTGGACGTACGGTTGCACAGACCTCTGGTTACTCAGAGCAACGCTGGGATGGCATGATAATCAGCCGCGACAAGAAAATCACGACTGGTTACTTCTACATGCTCAACCTTGAGGACACACTCTTCTGGTACGCACTTAAATGGTGGGAAGGAGATCGTGTTTCGCCAAAAGCGAAAGACATTGAGGGTAACGTGTACGAAGACAAGATCTACGCACCGGGCGATGCGTTCACTTGGACTGGCATGATCCGCGCTTACAACCAAGGTACGGTCAACGGATTTATGATCCTTGGCGGCCAGCTCATTTGCTTGGCACCGTTCCGTAACGGTGTACTCACTGGTATCGCAGGCGTTTAATTATTAGCTAATTGTAAAATTGTTATGCAACTAGCTAATAGCGTTTACCCAGAGTTTCGCAACGGACAGATGAAATGGCTTGCCTCCGATGTGCTCAACGCTGGCCCCTACGCACAAATTGGCAACGTTTGGTACGTTGACGCTGTCAATGGCTCAGACACTGCAAACAACGGTGCGGCGTGGAACAGTGCATTTAAGACGCTCTATGCGGCTCACAATGCGGCTACCACGAATAACTACGACGTCATTGTTGTAGCTCCGGCCGGTACAGGTTCAGGCACGGGGACTGATGAAAGCGTGTACGGTGCTTGGACTTTCTCCAAGAGCCTTATAACGGTCATTGGTTCCTCATCTCCTACTGCAATCTCACCACGCTCACGCATATTGTGGAACACTGCTGGTCAATCTACTTCGTTAGCTCTTCTGACGATTTCAGGTGCTGGCAACAGCTTCTACAACATTCAGTTGGGTACCTTTGTTGACAACAACATCTTGGTTACCGTAACTGGAAACCGCAACTACTTCGGTAGTGTGCACTTCGCAGGCATTGGTGTAGATACAGCAGGTGATGACGTGGCGGCACGCTCGGTAGTCATTTCTGGAGCAGGTGAAAACCGCTTCGTGGACTGCACTATTGGATTGGATACGGTGGCACGCTCAACCACTAACGCTTCTTTGGAGCTTACTGGTTCTTGCGACCGAAACCGCTTCGAAAACTGTCTGTTCCCAATGTTTGCCGACAATTCAGGTGCTCTGTTCGTCAAAGCGGTTACAGGCAACTGTTACCAGCGTTTTGTAGTCTTTGACGGGTGTATTTTCCTCAACGCAGTTGACGGAAGTGCAACCACCATCACCGCAGGTATCAGCAATGCTGGTACAGGCAACGGTACCCTCCTTATGAGGGATTGCTGGATGCACGGAGCTACTGACCTGTGTGGCACTTCGTATACGAACGTATACGTCACCAACCCGACAGTCAATACTGCGAACCAGACGTTCCCAGTTATTGCCGCAACTTAGTAGCTAATTCTTAGATTGTTATGTCAGTAGACGAAAATGTAGTTGAGGGCGCAGAGCCAACGGTAGAGGTGCCAGCCGTAGAAGAGGCACCAGAAGTAAGTGAGACTCCGGCAGACGCTGTGGCGTCTCACAACGAGGTTGACCCAGCGTAGTGCGATTAATCAAAGTAAGTAGAACATAAACAACTTATGTCCCGAATAACACAAAAGGGAGCGACTGGACCACTTGCGCTACAAGCAAATGGTGCGTTCCAGACCTCTACGGACTTGTCACTTAACACCCTCGTTGGGGCTCGGTGGGATTTGTCCGATGGTCGTGAATTAGTTCTCGTTCAAAATGCCGGTACAGCACTTGCACCGGGCAAATGGATTGGTGGCCCTAACCTTATTGCGGCTCACCAAGCATGTGCTACTGCGGCCTTCCAAGCCTATAGCAACAACGGCAATGTTCCAGCTAAAGTCACAGTGACTTTGGGTTCTACGGCAGTTACCGCTAACCAATATGCAGGAGGTTACCTCGTTGTAGCCTCAGGCACTGGTGCTGGTCAGACGCTCAAGATTGCGTCACACCCGGCGGCGGCTCTTTCAACAAACGTGGTTATCACGCTTGAAGATTCCCCAAACACAGCACTTGTGGCGGCAAGCTCAACAGTAAACCTTCTTTTGAACCCTTATGGTTCAAAGAATGGTACTGACTTCACCACTTTTGGTGTAGTACTTGGACTTCACACAGGCTTCACTGGTTCGATTGCAGGTGTCTCGCTCTACCCAATAGCGGCTTCAACAGCAACTGTTCCAAGCTATGGTTTCTTAGTTACTAAGGGACTCACAGCTTGCCTCAATGATGCTAATACAACTGCTGGTCTAGACCTCATGCCTTCAACGAACACTGACGGTGCGCTCATGACGTATGCAGTAGCAACGGGTGCTCGTGTTGGTACGTCAACACAAGCAGGTACAACTACAGCTTACGGTGCAATCACTGTTCAGCTCTAGTGTTTCCACTCTGCACCTCGGCCTTGGTGGTGCAGGGATGGGCACATTAAGCCCAACGCTGATAAAGCGTTAATAGCCTTGAAGAAAGGCCAAGTACTTATGCAAGAAGACAAGAGTGTGATGCGTTATGAGTCTGTGCTTCCACCAGACTTTGACGGTACGTTTAAGTTCACAAACCCAAGCGACGAGGATTTTATCGGAGTATGGGGTTCGAAAGAATACCTGTTTCCATCGGAGACAACGTCACCGATGATAATGACAGAATATTCACCACTTGAGATACAGCACATTCGCAAGAAGTTTGCCAAGGATTTAGCAGAACGCGAGTTCTACAAGTCAAAGTCTTATAAGATGATGTCAGGGCAAGAGGGTAAGCCGGGCAACCGCACAATGAATTCTATTCATCAGGCGGCAACCTACACCCTTACAGACCTTGAACCATACATTAAGGCTTGCCTCAAACCCCTAAAGGGTGGTGTGGTTACGGTAAAAGCAGTTGAAGGCTTCAAGATTGAAGACAAACTGTCTCGTAATGAGGAGGGCGAACTAAATAGTGAGGCAATCAGTGCCAAATCATCACTCCGTAAGAAGGCTTTAGAAGCCTAACCCACGACTATGCGGCTATTACCTAAATCAGAGGTTTCTGTAGCTAAGGCCGCAGAGAAAAAGCGTGACATAGACGAAGGATTGAAGTTGGCTCGTCGGATTGACAACTTGCGTGAGCTTACGGCTACCGAAGATGCCATCTTTCGAAAGTTTCGCAACGAAACTATTGCTAAAATCCATGAAGAAACGACCAAAGAGCAGAACAAGCTCGATACCCTTAAAGGGGAGGTTAAAGTCTACGAAAGACGCAAAGAAGAGGCCCAAAAACCTCTTGATGAGGAATGGATTAAGGTTGCAGAAGCCAAAAGTGAGCTTGACAGACGCCGAGAAGTTGCGAATGAAACAGAATCTCTGCTTGATAGTAGGGAAAGAGATACAGGTGATACCCTTAAACGGGCCAATTCAACCCTTGCAAGGGCCAAAACCCGTGAAGGCATGGCTAACGATAGACTACAGGACGCGGACAGAACTCTTGTGGACGCCAAACTGGTTAATGAGAAAGCTCTACGCCTTAAAGAGAGGGTTGATGAGCATAGGCAAAAGGTAGACAAGGAACTTCTACACAGGGATGCTATGGCCTCATCTAGGGAAAGGAGTGTTACAATAAGGGAAGAGGCGGCTACGGTAAGGGAGAAAAACAACCGAGATGAAACAATACGGTTGGCTGATATGAGGGCAACGCTGGAACGAGAGACACAACGACGCCTTAAAAAAAGCAATGTCAACAGCACCTAGAGATCAAAACAACATACCAACGCTTTTAGCGGCCTCATCTGCGGATGGGACTACGCCTACTACGGTTTGGGCAAACCCAAGCACACACAGACTTTTAGTTGATTTGGGGGTGGGCGTGACTGGCCCCGGTGCTAGCACTGACAACGCTGTAGTACGTTGGGACGGGACGACAGGAGCCACGATACAAAACTCAGTAGTTACTATTGCTGACACTACGGGCATAATTGGTGTTGCAGGTAAGTCCTATACTTGGCCGGGTCAAACAGGGACATTTTCTACAGTTACGTCTGGTTCAGGGGTTCCAGCAACTACTCCCACCGCACTTGGGCAAATCTATGTAGATACTGCTGGCCCTGATATTTATATGTCTACAGGCACTTCATCAAGTGCAGACTGGTCTAAAATCTTCGACACACCTTAATATGGCTGATGCATCACGAGACCAAAACAATGTTCCCACACTCCTCGGGGCTTTGAGTACCGATGGTATCACTCCTACGAAAGTTGAGGTAAACCCAGCAAACCACGCGTTAAAGGTTGACGATGACGTAACTGGAACTGACCATGGAGTTCAAAATGCTGTCAGGGATTCAAACTACGTACCCGTGCTTTTGGGGGTAGCGTCAGCGACAATCACGGTTGGGGGTATTGATTATATTCAAGGCGTTACACCTGTCGAAGTGTATGCTGATAGTGACGGGAAGTTGTTAATTGACAGTAACTAATTTTATGGCACAAGCATCAAGAGACCAAAACTATGTAACAACCCTCCTTGGGGTTTCATCTACGGATGGCACAACTCCAATCACGGTTTATGCTGACCCAACTACCCACCGTCTCCTAGTAGATTCGGCAGGTGGTGGAGGTGGTAATCCCAGCTTACCTTTCAACTCAATTCAATTTAACAATGCAGGGGCTTTTGGTGGTTCAAGTACACTTTTGTTTGATGGCACGAATACCATCACTTTTGGGGCTGAGAACTCTCTAGCGATCATTCAAGGGCCATCAACAACTACAAACAACACCGCAGGAGGTGGTATAGACATAAATGCGGCGGCAGGGCTTGGTAGTGGTACTGGCGGTGAAGTAGGATTATCGGGAGGTAATGGTGGTACTACAGGTGAGGGTGGCCCTATTTTTATAGGTGCAGGAGCAGGAGGCACCTCATCAAATGGAGGTGAAATTGATATTGACGCAGGTCAAGCAGGGACAGATGGAACTGGTGGAGCTTTAACTCTTACTTCAGGCGATGGAGCGGGAGATGGAGGAGCAGGACTCATCTCTATTTTGGGAGGTAATGGAAGTGGAATGGGCCTTGGTGGGAACATTTTAATCACAGCAGGTCCTTCTCCAACTACAACAGGAGGAATGGTCACAATTACTGCGGGGGGGCCTTTTGGAATGGCTACCACCGTTGATGGTGGTGATGTAAACATAAGTGGAGGTGCAGGTGGTAGCACATCAGGGAATGGAGGTGATTCAAAACTTGTTGGAGGTGATGCGGTCGCAGGAAATTCTAATGGTGGTTTTTCTGAACTTTTAGGTGGCGCAGGGTTTGGTTCTGGTAATGGAGGAGAAGTAAATATGAGCGGTGGTGACTCTGGTGCTACTGGCGTAGGAGGCCAAGCTGGTATTCATGGTGGCAATGGCGTCACATCAGGTGACGGTGGCGTTGCGTCAGTTGTGGGTGGTGACGGAGGTGGTACTGCTGGCGATGGAGGCGATGTTCAGCTTACTGGTGGCAATTCTCAAGCTGGAAATGGTGGTGGTGGTCTTATTGAAATTCAAGGAGGTGCTGGGAACGGCACTGGTACACCCGGCGATATAAATATCTTTGCTGGAGCACCGGGTGCAACTTACAACGGACAAGGAGGTTCAATAGCCCTTGTGGCGGAGAATGCAACCTCTGGAAACAATAATGGTGGTGATGTTACGCTTTCTTTGGGTAAAAAAGCAGGAGCCGGCCGTACAGGCGTAGTGGCTCTTGTGAACAACGAGACAGGAGGAGCTCACATGAATCTTGATATTTCAAGTGTGGCAAGCACTGATAAAACAGCAACCTTCCAAAACGCTTCGGGGACTTTAGCCTACTTATCAGACATCACAGGTGGGAGTAGTAATGCTTTCGCTTGGTTTATAAGCTAAAATAAGAATATGATACAGGTATTAAATGCAACAACAAAAAGTATAGAGGCAGTGATGTCTGGTGTGGCTGGTGCTACCGAACCAAGCTTCACTGCGGCATGGGCTGACGATACTGGTTCAGCATTTACAGAGGGTGCAACCGATGGGGCACTGAATGGCACAACACCTGTTACGTTGGTTGCGGCACCTGCGGCCGCCACTCGTAGGACGATAAAGAGCATTACCATTTGCAATATAGACAATGCACCTGTCACAATTACGGTTTCCTACAACGACAACGCAACCTTGCGTTCTATAGTGACTGTGACACTGGCAGTTGGTGATACTTGGACACTTGATGGGACTTACACAAGCACAGGGACATTCAAATCAACAACTGCAACGGTGAACGTCCCCGGAGGTTCAAACACTCAACTTCAATACAACAACAACAGTGCCTTCGGTGGCATCTCGGGTGCAACAACAAATGGTACAGTAGTAACCCTTACTTCAGGGCTTGCCACAACCGCATTTTCACCATCATCAACTGATGGTGCGGCCCTTGGTTCTACTGGCGCACAATTCGCAGACCTATTTTTGGCAGAAGGTGGAGTGATAAATTGGGACAATGGCGATGCCACCATTACCCAAACAAACAATGTAATAGCAGTTGCAGGTATCTCTGACCTGACAATTTCAGGGAATATAACCCCAGCCGCAAATGATGGTGGTGCCCTTGGGTCAGCGACAGTTTCGTGGTCAGACCTCTTCTTGGCCTCTGGTGCGCTCATCAACATTGCAAACGGTAACTGGGTTGCAACTCATACATCAGGCATTTTGACAATTACTACAGGAGAACTTCGTATCACTTCGGCGAACGTAGGCACCAACGCAGATTCAGTCCCAACGCTCTCTTCTACCTCTACTCTAACCAACAAGACGCTCACGGCCCCCACCCTAGGAGGGGCTACCAGCCTTGCAGATGGGGCAACGATAAAACTCATTGTCCCTACGGCCGATGGTACGGCCACTGGGCCTACAACTGCCGCTTTTGTGTCGGGCTATACCTCCTCAGCAATCGGTGACTTGGTGATTTTGGACTCTAGCGGTAAATGGCAGAAAACCGACGCAAACACCGCTTCGATATATAACGGTATGCTCGGCGTTGCTCTCGCTGTTGCAGCAACTGACGCAGCACTCCTCGTGGCCCTTCCCGGCTCGATTGTGTATGCAACCGCCTTTCCTACGATGACGATAGGAGCGGCAATGTACATGTCTGAAACAGCAGGAGTTATCACCGCAACTGCACCTACAACTACTGACTCGGCGACTCGCATCATCGGATATGCCGTACATGCAGACAAAATCTTCTTCAATCCTTCTAACGACTACATCACCCACACATAAACCATGGCGGTCACATTTGATTCATGGACAATAAATCAACCTGCGGCTAGTAGCTTTTCTGTTACTATCCCTTCACTTACGAATGGAGCTTGTGCGGGAACGATTGATGGGACTAGTTCGGCTGTTACGGCTGCGACATTTGGTGGGGTGAGCGCAACTATTCTTGACACTGGAACTACCAATGGCTCAACACCTTCAGTTTCATTTATCGTTGTTGGTGTGCCGTCTGGTTCACAAACAGTTTCCCTTACAGGAGGAGGAAACTATGCAGGAGTAACACTACTTACTTGGTATCTAAACGGAGTAGACCAGACAACTCCTGTGAACGCATCTCACTACCAAGCGAGTAGTGAAACAAATAGCATGAATACCACCAACTCTTGTTGGATAATCGGCTCATCAAGAGATGGCAACCCTGCCTCAAGTTCTCCTCTTTCTACTGCAAGAGGTACAGGGCAACCTTTAACCGCAGTGGATGCAAACGGAATGGTCTCACCCGCAACTCCTTTTTCAAATGTATGGACGGGGAGTTCTGGGTATAACTTTCTTGTTGCAATCAATCAGGTCTTAGTGGTGGGGCCGACAAACGTCAAGACATGGGATGCAGTCACGCAAAGTACAGGCATTAAAACATATAAGGGAGTTGCTCTTGCGAGTGTAAAAACCGTTGATGGACTATCTTAAAACTATGTTAGAAAAACTTCCAGTAGAACCAATCCAGTTCGTATATGGTGCAATCGCCGTGTGTGGTGGTGTTGCGCGATATCTAAGTGGTGTCAGTAAAGATGGCACACACTTTAATTTGGGAATGTTCTTCGCGTCTGCCTTTGTTTCAGGGTTCTCTGGGTGGATGTTCGCCACGATGGGGCTTACTTTAAATCTACCTGAAAGCATGGTGTTTATGATGGCAGGCACAGGAGGATTCTTTGGTGACCAAACGATGAAGTTTGTGATGGAATGGCTGTTAAGTAGGGTAAAATAAATATATGTCGTACAAATACGATAAAAATGGCCAAGATAATGACATTTTGGTCTACGGGTACGAAGCTGGGATAGCACCGAGCCCCCATAAGGGTATTGCCAATATCCAAAATGCCAACATTGCAACTGAGGAGGGTGAGGTGATGGCAAGTTACGGTCGTGTGCAGAACTCAATGACTTCAACGTCTGCGACAGGCACCCTCACCTTTACGGACGCCACCCACGTTGGTCTATCTATAGCGGGGTCAAACAACAAGTTTAAGGGACAATGGATTACGGTATCAGGATCAACACACGGAGCAGAACTTGCCGATGGCACCTATTATGTCAGTAACACATCGGCGGGAGGTTCGTTTCAGCTTGAAGCAACCTACAACGGCGCAATAATCACGGGATATACTTCGGGGCTCACCGCAACAATAAACCTCTTTAGAGTGATGGGCCGCGGCATAGCTTACGCCACTGAGTCATATTTTAGCTCTGGCGTCCAACGGTATAGATATTATATTTTAGACGATGCCGGCCTTGTGTGGATGTACGACACTTCAAACGATGTCTTCCCCAGTGATGATTTGCAGTACTGGGTATTACCAGACAACAGTGTTTCTTATTGGAGTACTGATACTAAACCATCAGGGCTGGCTATCTTAAATGGTTGGCTCATTGTAATGAGTGGCAACAAGTTCTGGGTGAAGCAAACGGTCAAACTAGGCTCTGGGTATGTGCAGATGACCAACGCTTACATGATGAGCCTTAAGACTACGTCAAACCCTCACTATGGTCTTACTGGACATCAGGGACGAATGTACTACACAGACGGTGACTATGTCGGTGAGATTTTCCCCAACACCTCAATAGAGGTAAATGGGATACCAAACATTCAAAGCTACGCGTCTTATACTGCTGTAACAACAACTTGCACCATCACAGACCTTATATCTGGGTCAGTTCCTAGCGATGGAGCTGTAAGTTCAACACACAGGGTACCTGTTGTGTTCTTTCCCTCTACAGGAGGTACAAAGCCTACCAACGTTACTGTTGGGGTTGTCTACTACATTGCTTATTCTCTAGGTAATGAGAACTTCCAAGTATTTGCCGCCGCAAGTGGTGGTGCGGCTATAGACATGTCAGGGGGTACAGGTACCCAGTATTTCAATACGTTTTACCCAGTAGGCACACACGCAGGGCCGGGTGGTGACCACACAACAATGGTCTTTTCACCTCAACGTGTAAATCTTCCTGTGTTTGAAACCTCCAAGTTCCTTAATGAAATTGGCAATACAGTGCTTATAGGAACTAGGTCTAGTGTTATCTATCCTTGGAATCAGGTTGATGCAACCCCGTCGGGGATAATAAACCTCCCAGAGACAGATACGCAGTACATGCTTACAGTGAACCAGATGGCATACATCTTTGCTGGCTATAAAGGAAACATTTACATCACAGACGGGTCAACTGCTTCGTTGGTTCTAAAGATACCTGACTACTGCGCCGGCATTGCTGGAACACCTTCAAGCTATATTGAACCGCGCTTTACTTGGGGTGGTGCGGGCTACGTTCGTGGGCGCGTTTACTTTAGCGTCCTAGACCAAACCTTACTTACACAATCATCCCTTCAAGATAAAGCTGGTAACTGTGGTGGTATTTGGAGTTTCTACCCAACACAAAACATTGCGATTGGGCAAGATACTGGGCTCGCACTAAGACTTGAAAACCAAAACAGTTACGCAACCTACAATGGATATGCGACTCTTATAATTCCGTGGTTTGACCAGACGGCTGGCAAAGGCCCCCAGTACTTCTCATCGTGGCAATCAACCATTGTCGCCGCTTCTGCAACGTATGGTATTGATAAAACAAACACACAGCCAACAGGCCCGTATGTTCTTGAGATTGACTTAATCCCAGTTGGGACGATGCTTAATAAATACACCCCAAAGCAGATTGAATATAAGATGGCCTCTCCTTTAGCCTCAGGTGAAAGTGTCGCAATGAAATGGCGCAAGAACGCTACAGACAGCTTTACTTCTGGAGGAACTGCAATAACCGAAGGAAATACGGCTCTATCGGGGTACTTCAACACCAACTTCCAAGGTGCTCAGTGGGTGCAACTACAGTTTACAGTTACCGTTGGTACTGATTCTCAAACTACTTTCGGACGTCTTAACCAAATACGAATGAGATAATATGGCAATGACTGATGAACAAATAAAGAAGTTTGTGGTGGGCGAGATTGCCAAGGCCGATTCGGCTAACCGTTTTAGGCTTAACCCAACAAACCGACACATACACAACAACATAGATTGTCCATTTGTCTTTCTACCCTATTCAATGTATGGAGGCATTGTGCCCTATGATGGCAACCTGACTGGGATACTTGAATCATCACTACCAAAAGGCTGGAGGGTAAACTATGACGGTGGCACACCCGGCTTTTATGAGGTGGTGCACAACCTTGGAAATGCCAACTACGTAGTAACTGCAACTGCAACTCAATCAACCAATCAGGTGGTGTCTGCGGTGGTTGAAACCTTCCAGAACTCCTTCTTTATAGGGTGGTTTGATACATCAAATGCCAATCAAGACACTAGTTGGAACTTTGTTTTGATGGCCTTTACTGGGAATTCAGCTACGTTCCCCACTTATACAACGAACCACATACCTAACATCTAAAATGTGCGTTAATATAAAGCCATGAAATCCTTTACTCAACTAGTAGGTAGCACAACAGCAGGAGCAAACCCCGGCTCTTTTGCAGACCTCACACAGAACAACTCGTCTGTGAACGTTGCCTTGGGTGGAGTTTTGTGTGATGACCAGCACCGCTACCTAATCCAGAAGTATTTCGACAACGAAAGAACGTATACCACAATTACTATTGGGGCAGAGGATTTAACGCTTACAGGAGCACTCATCTCAGGTGCAACCTCAGCAACCCTAACCAGCTCTTGGACAGATATTACATGCCAACAGCTTGTGGTATTTAGCAACTCTGAACAACGCACAGTAATTTTCACTCAAGGTTCAACCAACATATTTTGGCAGACGGGGCTTACTAGCAGTGCAACTGTAGATATAAGCACAATAGGTGTTCAGGCATACCCCATTCCAGCCAACGTATCAAAGATAAAAAATGACACTATCACTGTGGGCCAGTTGGTATATACCCCAGCACCCGTACAGTCAATCCAAGAGTGGACAATGCTTAACGCTTTGCCCTACACCTCGGACATCCCTGCTTACTTCTACATTTACCAGAACCAAGTGATGTTTTGGCCGATACCCTCAACCAGTGGAAATATAATCACCTTTAACTACAAGGCGCGTGTTCCGAACCTTTCATACGCCGATTATGCGACTGGGACTATAGCGGGAACAGTTGGATCAAACTCAATAACAGGTACCGCTACCTCATGGAATGCAACTGGTGGGTATGCTCTGAACACTGACCTTAGTTTTGCCAACCTCTACATAAAAGCAACACCTCCAAAAGGCGATGGTTTTTGGTACCCCATACAGCGTTTCACCACCGATACTGCACTAACTCTTAACCTACCAGTTGCCTATGCGCCTAGCCTATCAGGGTCAAGCTATATTATTGGTCAGTTCCCTCTTTTGCAAGAAGACTTCCACGACATGATTGTGTATGGTGCGTTGTTGGTGTACTTCGGGTCTATAAAAAAGGACACCGACCAATACAAGCTCTATGAGGCCCTTTATATGCAGAAGCTCAACTTGCTTGAGGCATACGCAGGAACCAAGAGTGTAAACGTTGACCTTGGTGCCCAACCTATACCCTCCAATCCCAACCTCTTCCTTTTTGCACCACCTAATCCGTAATAATATAAATATATGGCTCAAGCAATTACTAACACAGTACCAAAAAACTCCTACGCGGGATTGTTTACTCCTCCTAAGACAAATTATGGAGGTTTGCTTACTTCTCCCTCTTTTAACATGGGAGGACAAACTACTCCAACTACCTCTTTCACGGCGAAACCTTTGTTCCCATCAACACAGACAACCTCATCGGTCATACAGCCACTTGCATCGGCCCCACAACCTGTAGCAAAACCTGCAACGGTAGCCCCAGTGGCGTCTGCACCAGTAAATACAACTCCAGTGCTTGGGGGGGCAAATAGTGGTGGCACCATCAACCCAAACTACAATTTACAGACTGCCGGCTCTGCTACTGGAAGTGCTACACCAACACGGGGCTTATTTTCAGACGTTCTAACCTCCTTGGCTGGATATGGTACTAAAAACACTGAACTTGCTACAAATGCACAGCAAATTGCGGCCGACTATGGCAAAAGCATTGCCGAGACTGGTGGTCTTGGTGCACGAATGATTGCAGGGCAAAAGAGCACAGGTACAACCCCAGTGGCGTCAGGCAATGCCGCTATTACGGCACAAAGTACTGCGGCTGAACAACAAGCACTTGCGGCAGGTGAAAGTGCCGCTCTACAGGGTGTACAGACTGGTATCTCGGCTAACCAAGCTGGTGCTAGCGCACTAGGCACAGCCGCAGGGTACTCACAACCACAAGTTACTGCGTATGGACAAACGAGCTTTAACCCAGTTACTGGAGAATTTGCTGGTGGCGGTAGTTTGCCGGCAGACGTGATGCAACAGTATGCACAAATGGCCGCAAGTGGTCAGTATTCGGCCATTCCTAGCTTCATAACCTCCAACCCAGTCCTCAATGCCCAGTTAAACACTGCGGCAAAGGCCCTGAATGCCAATTACAACCCAGTTCAGGCCGCAGGTGCCTCAACGGTACTTCAGGGCCTACCAGCGTTGACAAGCGCGAATACGGCCGCTGAGGGCATTAAGAACACCATTAACACTTACTTGTCGGCCAACCCAACCCTTAACGCAAGCGACCTTGCGGCTGGGAACCTCTTACAGCAATGGTTGCAGGGCAAACAACTCACTGACCCCAAGTATCAGACACTCTTTAACTATCTAAACGAATATACCAATACCCTTGCTCCTATTCTT